GGAGGCAGCCTTGAGCATGATGTTTGCCCACTCAAGAGGCATGGTCACCAACTTTAGGAATCAACAAAATGCGGTTTGGGAAAAAAGAATTCCGCCCTCTTTGCTAAAAGGTAAGACAGTCACCATTTTTGGAATTGGCGTCATCTCAACCGATCTGGCACCCAAGTGCAAGGCGCTTGGCATGAGAGTGCTGGGTATCAGCTCAACACAAAGACCCGTTGAAGGTTTTGATGAAATATTTTCAAGGGAGCATGCACTGGATGCAATTTCTCAAGCAGATTATTTGGTCCTTCTCACACCCTATACACCCGAGACCCACCACATTGTCAATGCCAAGACCTTTTCCGTGATGAAGAAAACAAGTTATTTGGTGAATTTAGCCCGTGGAGGGGTCGTAGACGAGAGTGCTTTGATTGAAGTTTTAAATGCTTCACTTTGTTCCATGCCAATTTGGTCACGTATTGATCCAACCAATGCTGGCAGTTGTTCGTTTTGCATTTTACCAATACGCTCGACCATGTCCTGCATACTGTCAACGATGTCTTGTGCAGCCAGTTTAGCCTCGCTTGCACCAATCTCGCTTTCAAACAAACCTTCTTCGCTGTTGAGCCATTTGTCTAAACCTTCTTTGACCAACATCAATTCAACATACTTGGGATTTTTTTCCAATGTATGTGCACCAAAACTTTTGCGAATCATTTGCATATCTTCGCTGATTGCTTGATGCAATCTTTTGGCCTTGGCATAAGACAAATTATCATAATCAATGCTAAAACCAAAACGGCTTTCCATTACTTTGTTAATTTTTCGAGGTGTTATCTCGGTATGCATTTCGGAGAGTCTCATATTATAAATCCCATATTTTATTATATTTAGCTGATAGATATATTTTTGATATTTCGTTTTGTGCCGTTTCCAAGTGCTTTTCGGCTATTTCTATCCTGGATTGGCGTATATCAACTGTGTCAAAATCCTTCTTTTTACGGGCCCGAATCATGTGATTACGCCAGGCTGATATATCTGTATAATTTTTATTTATTTCTTTATCGAGTTTTAGGATAGTATCTGCTGTTTTGTACTGATGTTTAATTGTGTAAATGGCATACAGTACCGCACTGCGTTTGTTTTCAAAGGTATGCACCAGCTGGTCGTTCATGGACACATCGCATTTTTTATTTGCATACACATGCAAATCAAACAGTCCGATTCGGTAACCGGATTTGATAGGAATGCATATGGGCGATTGAGACACCTGGATCTTGCGTAATTCCGTCTTGGTCCAGTGTTGTATATAGTCAGCGGCCGAGTCAACTAGATCGCTAACTGCCGGAGGCATATTATCTTTAGATTTTTTTCTTGTACGTTGTTTTGCCATTTTCAGTACGGCGATATAAAATATCCTGTGCCGTTAATTGATTTGCGATCTCTTGTTCACGCTCGTTGAGCCGATCCTTGAATATGGTAGACTCTATATCAAATCTACTCAATAGGTCAGCTTGCTCGTTGTTGATTGGCAGTTGTATTTTGTTGAGCAGTTCTACGTATCGCATACTATTATTTAGTAGCGATGTGAACGCCCAAAGTTATTAGTCCAGTGATTAACACCCCGATGATTGTGGTACCAATTGTGACTAGAGTTTTGTATTGACTGCTGTCCTGATTGCTCAGTGCAGTTTTAATGTCTACAAGATGGTTCTCGACCTTGTCCATTCTAGACTCGAGATTGGTTAGCTTTTCTTCCAAACTGTTATACCTTTCAGCACATAACTCGACGTGCGCCTCTAGGCTTTTCTTTTCAATATCGGTACCGGCCATCTTGTTCTTTCGTGATAATATGACGCTGCTAAAAATGTGCCGTAATGTGTGCCTTAAAGTGAGCCTGTGTGGTGCCTGAGCATCTATACTCTATTTATTGCTCGTGCTCTTGAACAAAATATACGTTTTTAATAGCACCGTAGGGATAAAAGATAGGAAGCATAAAGCGTCCAGTTTCTTCTAGTCCGGTTATGATCGGCACTTGTTCAAAATCTTGCATCAATCCGCCCAACGGCTTGTCCGTCAAGTCGTAGACTCCGCGGCTTTCAATTGCCCAGCTCCAGGTCCATACGGTATGCTTGCCTTCAAAGTAATCGCCAAATTTTATCATGTCGGCCGGCACATCGCGATACATTGTGGGTTCTTTAATGTGTAATGGTTGTGTGCGTAGGCTCATGCATTGCAACACAGTTTCCCAGTTACGTTGTTGGTTACGTCGTACATCGTCGGGATTGGCACTACGAATAACACGAGTTGGAGTAATATCAACCAGTGTGTATCCTGTAAAAAATTGTAGTCCGTTATCGCTCATGCAGTATTTATAGTTCAAGAAAAAAGGCACAAAAATGTGCCTTCATTCTTAGTTTAAAAACTATTAAGCTAGTTTGAAACCGCCTGATGTTACGCTAATACCAGCAGCCCAAATATTACCAGCAACACCAATGTTACCAGAACTGTTTAGTGCTGCTAAACGTGATGTCAATGCTGTTGCAACTGTGCTTGGTGTAAATGTTTGTGCACCATAACCACTGTTAGCAGGACCTGCACCAGTTGCTTCTAGCAATACAGAGATTTGATTGCTTGTTGTACCACCAGTTGTTTCAACTTGGTACATAACAACTGTACTGTCTTGACCAATAGAACGTAAAATTGTTTCTACTGCACCACCAGTTACTGTTTCTAGAGCAATGTTACCTGCTGAGCTAGTTGCAGTAATTTTGAATGCCATTGGAGGCTTTGTTAAACCTGTAGCAATAATTGCACCAGTACCGATGCTGTTTAGGTTGTTGTCAACGTTAACAATACCATTTGAGTCACCTACATATCTTGTCTGAATAGCCATTTTGTTTTTCCTTTAAAAATAATGAGTTCAATTAGAACTACATGCATTTATTTAGTTCTTTTTTGAAAAACTCGGGGTTTACTTGTTGAAATGAGCCCCGCCAAAGACCCCGCGATTGACCAGTTTGACCGTTCCAGCACTCTTGGTGTTGGCTACAAATCCCTCGCCCTGAAGTTGACCATTGACTTCTTGAGCAAATCCCGTAACCTGCGGTTCTAATTGTGCAGCCAGGTTGTTTTTCAATTGGTAAATTGCGTTCCAAACCTTGGTCAATGCATCGTATCCCGCATGTTCGCGGTACAAGTATCCACCGCGATTATCGCCAACCAATTTTTTAACTGTGGGCGGCTTGGTGTTGCTTTCGGGATTGACCAACCAAGCATCTAAATTTTCTTTTGTTTGTCCGGTGATTTTCTTGTTAAAATAAGTCTTGATCTTGGCTTGACTTACACCATCAAGTCCTTTAAGAAACTTTTCGGCTAAGGGTCCTTTGGATTTCAACATGGCCTCGGCCGTCTTGACCAACTGAACCGGATTGTCAAGCGTGAACGGCTTTGATGCTTGCCCGGCCGGCAGGCCCATGGGACCAATTATTGCAACATTGCCTTTGTTGGCCAAGCCGGTTTTTCCATTCCAGGGTTTATCGTTCATTGAATGTACCACGATCATGGCCACTTTGTTTTTCATGGCCTGCCCCATGGCACTATCAACGGGAATTTTGTATGTGACTGTGACATTTTGGAATGCAAACACACCGTCTCGCGGAGTCATTTGATCTGTTCCAATGGCCATCAAGTCGCCTTTGAACACGGCTCGAGCAGTGACTGCGGCTTGTAATCCCTCCCATATAGCTGCAATCTTGGGGTAAAGATCACCGCGTGCTTTTTTGCTTGATTTTATCTCAGTGTCGTATCTTTCCCAGTCGGCCGGACTGTGTGCATAAAATCCCGCAGGATACATGTACTTGTCGCTGATAAAAAATTTACCGCTGGGATCGTATCCAAAAAACAATGCAATAAATCCGTCCCATTTAATGGTATTGGTCTGTGGTTTGGCTATGACTTCTTTCATGCCGTTGAGATATTTTTGTGCTGCTGCTACACCGTCAAAGATAGCATCTTCGGGATGTGGGATGCGTGGCCCTGCATCTGCGGCTTCGGTCAACAAACTGCCGATAAAATCCAATTTCATTAATAACCTCCAATCGAAAGATTGTTCATATTTTTTATAGTGTCTCGTAGCAGTGTGGGTACTGCCAGTATATCAAATCTTTTGTCAATATCAAGTTGATTTATTTTTTCAACTGTATCTTTATTTAACAAAACATTATTGCCTTTTTTGTCAAATAAATCATCAATTATCTGCTGAAATTTAGGTGCGTCCCACGAATGCAGTTCCTCAGGCGATTCAATGAAATAAGTTCTTTTGTCTATGTGCATCAACATGGATCTAGTGGCTGCAACATTGTCAATTCCCCAGTTATGCATGACATTGTGTACGTCTTGCCAGGGAAAGATAATGCTGGGAACTCCTAGGCAGTGAGCAAGATGCATCATGCCTCCCTCGTAGCCTATTATGCAGTCGCATAGTTCGTTTAAAACAAACACTTTTTGTTCAACGGTCACTGCCGGTGATTCTAGTGTCACTAGTTCATATCCCGAATCAACAATTAACTCTAGTATTTTATCAATTTCTTTTCGAGTATAATCGCGAAATTTTACCGGAAAATTGTTGTTGGCCAATGCTTGTGCAGTGTCATTGAAATAGATGTTTCTTGCTGCTTTGCTATTACCGGCAATGGCCAAACAAACATATTTTTTTCTTTTGTTACGATTGGTTGGAAATTGCTTGTCGTATAATGTCAGCGTATCGGGCGATATGTATTTGCAGAAGACTTTGGCATTGTCCAAGAGATTGTCTACAAAATCTCGGCTTAGTACACGTTGTTCACCAATGGGCACAAATTCAATAGTGTCTTGACTTATTCCAAAAATCTTAGCGAGCTCGACAATGCTTTTAGAATATGCACCTTCTCGTCCAAGGTATATTTTATAACAATCACCTGTGGACACTAAAAAACTCAACAATCCAATTACTGCTCCAAATCCTATTGTTGGGGTAGTTGGATAGTCTATCTCGATCTGCATTATTTGTTGCCTAGACCACGCATCCAAGCCGCAGTATGCACTGGTGCAGTCTCGGGCAATTGTATATTATCATGTGCCAGTGTTTCACGTGCCTTGGCAACCAACTGCTCATAGTCAGGACGTTTGCTAATAGCTTCAATTATATCATCAGCAGTATTAAGTTTACCAATGGGTATTCCGGTTAGTTTGCTTAATGTACGTGGATCCTTCCCGCCTTCAATGGTTGTTGGCTTTTTGGGGTTAACGCTCTTGTCAATAATACCGTTTTTGTAACTCCAAGTATAATTGGGGTTAATTGCAGAAACAATACTTGCAAGTATAATGTGTCGTGCCATGCCTTTGTATGGACTATTCTCACGTCCACCTTTCATGGCAAATGCTTGCCACTTGGGATCGCCAAACATAAAGTCAGTTTGTGCAAAGCCATTTTTAACATCGCCATTGATAGGAGTTTTAAAGTGTACACTGTCTCCGCTCATTGCAACCCAACCATCTCTAAAGTCTTTTCGGTTTTCGATTTGCTCTTGAGGAATACCCTGTTGCAAACACCATTTGATTAGTATTGCTTTTAATTCTTCTTTGGTAATAGATTTATCATCAACACTTAAGTCCAAGTCGCCACTGCTACCTGGTTCTTTTTCTGTACCTTTTTTACGTCCGGTTGTACCTAACCATTTAGTAGGATAACCTTCTTTGTCTTTTTCTCGAGTAAAGTCTAAACCAGTAATCTTTTCTAGCCAACTTATGGTACTAGGGATCTCAGAGGTCATGATACGTCTAGCAACTTGGTTACCTTCTGCATCTTTAAAAACATTTTGACTTTCTGCTAATTGTTCTCTTGCTTCTTGCAGTTTCATCTTACGCCATAGTATGTCGGCTAGATCAATACCTTCGTTGGTGTTACCGGGTGTTGGTGGTGCTTTGGCTTTTGCAGTATTGGCTTTGATTTGTTTCATCATTGCACTACGTACGGCACGCCCACCTTGTTTTGCCCGGGGTTGGGTGTTGGCCGTTGGCGTTGGCTGGGATGTTGCCGGTGCTGATGGATTACGATTATTTTTCCAAACCGCAGG